TTATATTATTACAGATTACTGGGTTAAGAACTCCGGCAGGAGCTTTTACGGCAGGATATTCAGACAAGAAAGGGAAAAGTTGATGAACAGAGCGGATGCCAAGGATGTGTATTATAAGCTAGTAAAAAGGGGAGATAAAGAAGTCAAGGTGGCATCCAGAAGGGCGACGTTATCGGCGCGAAGAAAGGCTTTCAAAATGTTCCTTGCCCATTTATATCAGGCATGGAGAGAGCTTTTAGGCATGGAATATAGAATGCCTTATGCTTTCGAATTTCTTAAACATGATGATTTCATAGACTGGAAACAAGTGTTACAAATAGAAGAAACTTTGAGGAAGAAGAAAGATTAGTCATACCTCTTAAGCAACAAGAAAGGAAAATGAATTAAGAAAAAACAGCAACAGACGAACGAAATGAGTTAAAAAATAGGGAAGGGAAATTAGTCATAGTCTGTGAGCGACAAAAAGATAAAACGAGTCCATTACGTTAAGCAACGGGGTAAAAAATGAGTCTAGGCGAATATTAGTTCGCTTCTGGTAACAGTCAACATGGTGTAGGCCAGCCTGTTCTTTTCTTCGGGCAGGCTGGCTATACACAAGCAAACATCAGGATTTAGGTGTTTCATGCTTGTAACAATACCGCAATAAAGGCTCGGGGAATACCATCTTTTAGTCAGTCTTCCTTTCCACATTATCCACTGCCTTGCTAAATCCTGTCGCAAACAGTAGTGAAAGTTTCGGCTCACCCATGCCTTGATTAGGTATTTGAAGAAGGTCGTTCTGTGCAGAGTCGCGCCGGAAACAACGGGAAGGGAATACAGCTTTAGCAATTTCTTCTTACCATCGAACTTGTCTGTGATTTCGCCTTTGATGCCTTCTATAAGTATCTTGATTTCCTTATAGGTAATCGTCCCTTTATTATTGCAAACATTCTCCATAACGTTAAAAATGACATATAAATCAAAGGGAAACTTATAAGTCTCTGTAACGCCTTTAAATGGGATGTTTCGATTAAATAAAGCCCTCTCAATGTAATCGGTATACATCGGAGTTTCATAGGCGATACAGGCGGTTTCATATTGTCTAGACTGCAAATAATTCAACGCCTTATCGAGATTGTTAAATTCCGTTATTTTACCGAAAGCATTGCTAGGGGCAAAATCATAAGGAACATTAAGGGACGCCTTAACCTTTGTAAAATAGTTATACAGGTTTGCAGGGATTTGCAGAGATGAGTTCAGGTCTATCGTTTCGTCAAAAGCTATATCATTTTTATTGGAATACAGAATGGAATATCTATAAGGGTCGCCGATATAATATACTTTTTCTGGGACGATACACTTATCTATGGCTTCATATAGCAATTTATAGCCGTCTTCATAGCCAACGATAAACAGGTTTTTAACAGAGGACTTTATATCCCTGTCCATACATTCCTTTATGGCGTCAAATCCGGTTAGTATATTCAATTTGGTAAAAACGTCTTTGACCTTGCTATATTCTTCCGGCGTGATATAGTTCCATATCGGCTGTTCCTGATACAGATTGTCATTCATATTTGCCTTTTCAAGCAATAGAGTTCTCACGCACCGCCATATCAACAGGTCTTTTTCAAATCCTTTTTTACCTTCAAATAGGGCCGGATGCTTCTTCAGCATTTCGCAAATCTGATGAGTTTGTAAAAACCGTTTCCTGATAAGGTCGGCAAAATATTTTTCTGGAGAACTTACCGAAACACTTTTAATCCCATATCTGATAAGATTTAAAAGCATTAGTTGTCTAGAAACCTTACTGAAAACAAAGATAACGGAACTCGGCTGTCCTTTGCATTTTTCAGCAATCCATGAATAACTTGCATTGTGGCTGTCAATGACTCTTATTTTTGTCATTTTATCCTCACTCAATTAAAGGATTATATGGCTCTAGTTTTATTTTACATACAGACTCCAATATATAGTTCAAGACTCTTAAATCCTTACTGCTCATAAATGTTTCCGGCGGGAAATCATATTTTTGTTGCCGGCATATCATTGACAAATACACGGACTTCTTCAGCCCATAGCCGCCCTTCCCAGAGAATATCTCAAGCAATAAGGACGGAGCGATTCCGGTAATATACGATAGCTGGTGTAACTGAATCGTCTTACCTTGTTTGTCCTTCAAGAAAGGGTTTAATTGAGTCATAGATACCTAGTGCCTTCAGTAATTGAGTATTGTTTTCAACGTTCACAGGGACTTCTGAACTCTTCGGCAGCTTGTGATACGCATACCTCCGCCAACTTTCCACTGCTATGGCAGCGGCAATAACCCTGTCATCATGCTTGCCGCTTTCAGCTCCAAGACGAGAACCGTTTCTGATAAAGAAACTCATTTCCTCCACCAAGTCCCTGCTTCTTACATCGAGTATAGACATTTCAAACAAGCTCTTAAACTGCCCTATGACGGCTTCCTTGGTATCAGCAGTAGTCTGCCAATGCCTAACATAAGACCTGTTCAAGCTGTCTGCCCTGTAATACAGATACTCTCTTATATGACTGATATTAGACTTGATTTGTTCTATAGCAATATCCCCTTTATCGAAATTCCATACAATCTCGCCGATGTCATAGGTGTTTCTCTTCATGTTATCCATTTCCTTTATCACCATCCGGCCCGGCCCCTGAACTTCAATATTCACATAGGAGTNCTTATAAAAGCAGGCGAAGAAGATTATCAATTTAGCAAACTCTATAACCCCTAAAGAATTGTCTGAATATTCCGCCACCTGAATGACTTTGTCCTGATAACCTTTCCATACGGATATAACAGCATTATCGCTTTCCGATGAAGCGCCATAGCTTGGGTCAGCTCCGATAAAGTAATTCTCATTTTCTTTAGGATATTCAAATATTTTCAAATTGTGGTCAAGTTCTGTTCCCTTATCTACATATATGCCATCAACATTGGCGAATATATTAAAGTAATGAGCGACTGATTTTTTCTTCATCAGTTCCGTTAGCTTTTCAGAGCTGAAGAACCTGTAACCAGAAAGCCGGAAAGCCTCATCTTCCCACCAAGGCAATTCCTGTAAGGCGTAATTCAAGTCTCCAGCAAAAGAAGAGACAACTTCTTTCCTGAACCATGCAAGCTGTTCCATATCAACCTCATAGTCATATAGTTCTTTTACCAATTTTATCTTGCTTTTCTCTTCTCTGGTCAGAGGGTATCCGTATTCCTGAAACAGGGGATTGTCTTTTTTTATCCTGTAATCGTCCCTCATATACCAACCAACAAAGATGGTCTTCTGTGAGGGGTTCTTTTTGGCTTCTCTCCACCTATCATAGAAAGAAGTAAAACCGTTTGCAGTGCTTTCAAGAATACACCACCTTGCCGGATTGGTCTTACTTAATGAAATCATAAGGGATTTAAGAACTTCATCATTAGGGTCATTAACCGAATAAAATGCCGCTTCCGTTGCGTGTAAGCAGGTAAGAGCCTGTGAGCGCGCCACCGTTTGTCTTGCGCTTTCTCTTGATGAAACATGCATAAATTGTATTTCAGAACCATTAGCGAAGTGCATCAATTCTCTGTTATCAACAAGACAACCTACCTTCATGTTTTTAGGAAGCGTTAAATACATGCTCCTAATGATTTCCCTTAACTTCGGCCTTGCCTCATAGCTATGACACAAAAAGCCCAGCTTAATGCCCTTGAGTCCCATTATCCAAAACAGGTCAAGTGAATGCAACACGGTGGTAATCCCCAGCTGTCTCCCCTTGAGTATAAGGAATTCCCTTACTTCGGAGTTCTTTTCTATTTCCGCAAATATCTGTTCTATAACGTATTTCTGGCTTCTGAACCATGTATCCGGAGAGAAGGGAGTCAAACCTTTTTCCTTTGATACAATCCTTAAATGTTCAGCCCATTTGTAGTAATTAGAGATAACCGATGACATTTTTTTCTCTCTTCTCTATCTTGGCTTCCCTGTTATTAAAGATAATATTTGCCATTTTCCTTATTGCCGGCAAGTCATCACATACGTTAATCAAAGCATATAGAACGATAAGTTTTGCGTTTCCTGACATATTCAAAAAGTGGATAACCCATTCATGCTTAAACCTTTCAATATGTGAAGCGTGCGGTATTCTTACGTTCTGTAATATAAACTCCAGAAGTTTTATCGCCATGCCGGTGCCTTTCAGACATAGCAACATGTAAAAAAACTCCCTAAAGTATTGCATATCGAAAGAATTGAGCTTCAGATACACAAGCTGTCCCCATAGTTCTTCAGCCATTGCATCAGAAACTCCACATATCTGGGCTATGCCGTATGCGTATTCCGGTGTTTTCATCGCTTTTTCGGAAAAAAGATTTGCCCTATAATGCTTATTCCAAAGAAAATTAGAGCATACAAAAGATTTTTTTCCGAANAGAAAAGGGTAAGCATGAATATAAATAGNCTACAGGTTAGGGTGATAATCCATGCTAACAATCCGCTTACCAACAGAAAGTTAACAAATTCTGAGATTTTTGACAACACAGTTGCTTCCGGTTTTGCTTCAACCTTCCTCCTCATTGTTCAATTCCTCCTCTAAAGTAATTACATTTCCTAAATCTTCTATATCGAGATTTAGGGAGTCGCTTGTTTCGTTGTTTTTAATCTTATCATTTCTTAAATCTTCTACATCGAAATTTAGAATATCGCTTGTTTCGTTGTTTTTAATCTTATCATTTGTCTTAACCAAGTCTTTTATTTCCTTAATTGCCAGTAAAGGAACTTTAAATTCCTCAAAATCAATCTTTTTCTTTGTTATTCTTGCATCATATATGTCATCGAGGATATTTAATGCAAGAGAATTGAGCTTTGTAACCAGCTCTTTAAAGGAATCTTTGTTTTTATCTTTACTCTTCCCCCGCATGTTCCCTCCTATATTTCTGATAATGCTTATTTATCAGGGTTCTTAAAGCGCTAGAAACGTATTTTCTGAATGCCGGATGATAACTAATAGCCGTTCCTTCAAAGTCTTCAAAGATTTTTTGCTCTAATTCGCCTGCAGACAACCGTCCTTTTACTATTTCGTTTATATCAGATTTATAATTATCATTCAAATCTTCCATTATTGTGGACTTCATCATGTTGTAGAACCATGTTTTTGGGTTATCTGATGATAATTTAGCCGGAACTTCTACAGCTCTAACCTTATCAGTAACTACCTCTATGTCGTTGTATGCCCTATCAATGATAACTTTGGCCTCTTCGGGAGTAACCTTCTTCCTCATTTCGATTCTATAATATTTGGACAATTCCATTTCCGTCCTAAATTTAATACCCGTCTGATACAATGTTGCCAATAATCCAGCAGGAACTCTATCCCCTGCTTCAGTAAAGGTTACATTCCTATTGAACATAAGGTTAAATGTGCTTGCAATTATCGGGAGCGGCGCTGCTTTCAAAAGGCTTAATCCCTCTCCAGCCCCCATACTCCTGAATAATTCATAAATAGAATTAGCAAGCGGGCCTTTTTTATTGGCTACGTGTTTAGACCACTTTACGGCTGCGTCCCCTGCGGCTTCACGTGCTGATTTATTCGTCGTAGAATATTCATACAGAAAATCGAACATTGGAATAAATCCAAGTAATTCCAAACCTTCTGTTTCAAACCCAAGTAAGTTTATATTGCTTCTCTTGTATTTGCCGGTTTGGGGGTCTACTGAAATAAGAGGAACTCTGAATAAGTCTTCCCAGTTATGGGTTTCCTGAAATCTCTCCCATGTTGTTTTGCCGGTCAACTGCCAAGACATTTCATTTGCAAGGGCATAGTGCAGTAAGAAAATCCTTCTGAAGAAATCTGAAAACAATTCATGGCCGGACACAGCACCGGTCAAGTGTCTTATCATTGTCAAATACCAGTCTGGCGCAAAAAATAAAAACCT